GGGGCGGAGGGCGGTCTGGTCTACATCGAGGGCCAGCTGGCCGCCGCTGTACTCCCAGAGCAGTGCACCGTACTGTTCATCGGCATCCCGGATGATGTCTACCGCCGGGGCGTACACGCTGACACCCAGCGGGGAGTGCCGGTCAGCGGCGTTTCCTTTGGGAGCCTTGAAATACCCCCACAGCGGCCTATCCACGCCGGTGAACTCTGTGCGAGGGGCCAGTGCGGCCCACTCGGCAACATCGGTCAGGGGGATCTCAATGCCGATGTCGGCACTCGTCATGGAACAAAATGCCTTGACGGTGACGGTATAGTTCCCGTCGGAAAACTCGTGATCCTCCAGCCGGGTGTAGATGCGGCCACCCCGCACCAGATGATCGTAAAAGATAGCCCCGGTCATACGTCCGGAGCTGTCGAAGTGGGTGGGACAAAAGCAGTCTCCCTGCACCACGTCAATCTGGATGCGGCCCGCCGGGTCGAGGTAGGGCCGGAACAGTACCCCTCCCAGAGCACATCCGTACTCCACAGGAATGCGCAGGTCAGCAATAAAGGGCCTGAGCAGCTCATGGATGCTGTCTGCCCGGGCACTGCCGGAAACAAGACATTCCATTTCCAGCGTGGTCAGCCGGGCCAGCTCGGCAGCGATGCTCTGGGGCAGGCCCAGACTGTGCAGCGGGTCTTTGCCGCCGTGACACCATGGGCCGCCGGTATCGTACATCTGTGCCCAGAGGGTGATGGCGCTCTCCATAGGGGCAGACACACTGACGCTGATCGGCGTATCTTCCCCGAACCAGAGCCGGGCCTTCTCTCTCAGCCACGAAAGCAGCTTGTCAAACATTACTTGGCTCTCCAATCTGCCCAGCGGATGAACGGGGCGAATATCGTGTAACAGAAATAACGGACGTCGTCCATGGCGTGGTCGTTTTCCTTGACGACCCGGTCTTCTTTCGCCTTATCGTCCCAAGAATACGCACCGAACTCCCGGCGGGAATCGGTGCAGCTTTCATGGATCTGGACAAGTCCGGCCTGCATCAGGGAGGCCACGCAGCGGATGCCGTTCAACACATCGTTGTCCGCCGGGATGACCTGATACTTTCCATGCCGCCGGATGGTTTCGATAAAAGACGCGGCAGACGGGTCTACGCAGACGGCCTGAATGTAATAGCCCTTGGTCAGGCGTTCCAGCTCGGCATAGTGCTCCTCATCGGTGCGCTGCACCCGCTGTTTGCGGCTGTCGAAATAGCTCTCCCGGACACGCAAAGCCCGACCCTCGTGGATGACCCACAGGCCCATGGAACAGGGGTTGTGGGTGCCGTAGTCGATGGATACATAAAACTGGCCGTTGATGCCCGCCGTGCTTCCGTGGAAGAGGTAGGCGTCCGGGCAGAGCGGAAAGAAAGGATAGACCAGACCGGAAGCATTGCACCAATGCCCCAGAATAAAACGGTCATAATAGACCGTCCCAGCCAGCTCGTGCTTCAGGTTTTCCACGAACTCCTGCGGGAGAAACGGGTTATCGTCGATGGTGGAGGTCTGACAGAAAATATCCACCTTGGGGTCGTCGATGAACTTTTTCAGGAAATGCTCCTGACTATCCGGGTTTGCTGTGCCATCAAAATGAGAATGGGGACAGCGCAGACGGGTCTTGAGCATCTGGAACACATCTTCATCCCAAGTCGTCATCTCGTCGCCGTAGCCGTATTCGATGGTCATGCCCTGAATACGGGCAACGTGCTTCTTGCTGTCCGCGCCCAGAATATGCACTCGACGGCCAAACAGCCGGGCCGTGTTGTCGCTGCTGATGGTCCCCACAAGGGCCTCTCCCCAGATCTCCCGCATGGGGTCCAGAACATTCCGGCTGAGGGTTCCTTGCGTGTTGCCCAGCATGACGGCCGCCCCCTCGCCCCGCAGGGCCAGAAGGCGCTGGGGAATGACCACGGCATAGTCCAGCCAGCTCTTGCCGGAACCAGTGGCTCCGACTTTCAGATTCCAGCGGTGGGAGCAGGAAGTGAGATATTCTTTCTGTTTAGTCGATAACACTGTCCACTCCTCCCAAGAGCTTGCGTGCCTCGGCCAGCTGATCGGCGGTATCGCCAGACGCGCCGTTGAACATCCCGAGGTGTTTGCCCAGCAGGTCGAGCGCCCGAAGTTTGTCGGCCAGCTTCACCTCCTGCTCAAGACCGTCCTTCCCGAAGGTCTTGACCTTGACCGACTGCACAGCGGCCAGATCATCCGGGGCAGCATCGCTTTTCAGGGAGGCCGTCCGTGCATCGATGAGGTTGCCCGCATTGACAAAGGCCACCTTGGCCAGCTCACGCACCACCCGGTCGGCAGACACGCCGGTGCGACGGCTCTGCTCAGCCTGAAGCTGGGCGATACGGTTTTGGATGCTAAGCTTTGCTAAGAGCTGCGAGCCTTGCTCATTCGCGGTTTTGGGGCTGTATCCGGCGCGGATGGCCGCTTGGGTCGCGTTCAGATCTATCATGTATTCCTCGCAGAAACGCTCCTGCTTGTCGGTCATCCTTACCACCTCTCTTGCATAAAAAATCCCCGCACATTTCTGTGCAGGGTGATTGACGCACATCCGGTGGGGTATCCTTGAACCCACTGCGGATTCCGGGGCCTCCGTAGGTGTGCCGGACTCTCACGGAGAGAAGGAGAAACTCCCATCCGGCACGCCAGCCCCAAGCGGTTTCGCAGGCCATGCGTCAGGCTGTTGCTGCGGCGGGGCGCAGCGTCATGGTGCCGCCCTTGGAATCGAACCAGTCGTGTCTACTCACACGCGCCGCGCACCAAATTGCGCTCAGGCGGCATAATAGAAGCAGCCTGCACACCATGCGGTCAAGCGTCAAGGAGGACATGGTGCGGAGACTGCGTGTATCGGTGGGCCTTTCCGGCGCTGCCGATGGTACTATTTTAGCATAACGTGGAGTGACATAAAATGACTTCTAGGTGACATTGGCTGACATTACAAATTCAGCGCATCAATGGCGCGATGATGGCGGCGGTAGATTTGACGAAGGCAAAGTTTCATTTCGGCCGCAATGCTTTCCCATGCCTTGAAGTGAAGATAGCGGAGATTCAAAACCTCGTAATCGTCCGGTTCTTCCAAACTGAGAAGCTTTGCCATGATTTCAGCATGGAGGTCGTCACAAAACAAGACTTGCGCGTCCAAGGCTTGCTTCGCTTTTTCTACACGCTCTACAGCACGGGGGAGCGCCTGCCCATCGCTGCAGCCTCCCGGCACTGAGGAAAGCGTCTGCGTCATGCGGCCATAGTCGAACTCTGCTTCCTGAAGCTCGTGGGTCAGATGCAACTCTTTTTTCTTGGCGCGTTCGTACTGACGGAGCCATCCTTTCTTTTCCTCGTAGGTCATGCCAGCTCCTCCACCAGAACGAACACTCCGCAGATGTCGGCCCAGAACTTCTCGACGATCTCGCTGCACACTTGTGCGTCGTCGTGCCAGAAGTGCAGACGGGTCATCTCGTCCTTGAGGGCTTTTTCCAAGTTGTCGGTGTCCGGCTTCGTGGTGCGCCAGCTTCCGTCTGGTCTGCCCTCGGCGGGGAACATCCACTTGACCATCAGACGCACCGGACGGCCTGCGGGGATGGGCGTTTCCGGCGCATGGAGTGCAAGGTAGGCGTGGAGCTTGGCTCGGGCAGCTTTCAGCTCAGCGCTGTCGTAGAGCACGGCGCAGGGCTTGCCGCCTTTCATGTAGGCGTGCAGCTCCTTGGCATTGTGAGTAGTAGTAGGCGGACGCATGGGGATAAAAAACTGTGTGGTCATTTCGTACCTCGTTTTCTTTTTTGATTTTTGCGGCCAACGTGATGGGGAGGGTCCCCGGAGGATGGGGGCTGTGTTCGCCCCATCCTCTGGGATACCCCATCACACATTGCAGTGCAGTCATGCTATTATATATAGGCTATTTTGCACTGCAAATGTTGCAGTCATAGCGGCTATTTCTGCAATTTTGCAGTTTTTGCAGTCGTGCAAAATAGCGGCTATAACTGCATTTTTACAACAATTCGTAATTTCGAATATAACAGGATGTTTAGCCTCTGCTGCCGGGTTCCTTGCGGCCGACCTTCTCGCCGTCGATCCAGAAGCGGCCATCCTCCTTCAGACGGCTCTTGACGGTGCGGGGCTTCAGATCCATATACTCGCCGAGGCTGTAGACTGTGACCTCACCGTCCATCATGCAGGCTTCAAAAGCAGTGTCCAGCTCGGCCTTTTTGTCCTTGGATTGTTTGCTCCTGTCACCCCAGCGGCGGCTTGCACCCTTTGCACCCAGCGTGCGGAAGTCACTGTCCGGCTGCAGGTCTTCCAAAAGCCCGCTGTCCAGCTTATGCCCCGGATAGTCAAACCAGAGATTGACCGGGGCAAAGCTTGCAAACTCGCGCAGGGTGCCCTCGATGCGCCACGCAGTCATGCTGTCGGCCTTTTTCTGGGCCGCAGCCACTTCGGCGTCGATGGCCCGCAGGTCGGTAAGGCCAAGTTTTTCTTTGGCGATAGTCAGCATCCGGCTTTTGCTGAGGGCGTCGTCCGGGCCGTAGGCGTCCGTATAGCCGCGCTTATCCAGCATCGCTTTGATGACCCGGCAGGCGGCTTTATTGTGGAGCTGTTCCCGAATCGCGTCGGTGATGGTCAGCTCGGTCATGTCCAGCATAGCGTCGGGGTCGCGGGCGAACACGCCGGAGCCGGATGCTCTGTCCATGCTGCGTTTGCCGCCCTGCGCACCCTTAGAATGATGGTGGCAGTAGATCACGGCGCAGTCCAGCGCACGACAGACCACGTCGAACTGGTTGCAGAACTTTGCCATCTGGTCGGCGCTGTTCTCGTCACCGGTGATGACCTTGTAAATGGGGTCGAGAATGACGGCGGTATAGCCCTTTTTGCCAGCCCGGCGGATGAGCTTGGGTGCCAGTTTGTCCATCGGGACGGATGCGCCGCGCAGGTTCCAGATGTCGATGTTCTTCAGGTGATCGGGCGCAAGGCCCATCGCAGTATAGACGTCCTTGAAGCGGTGCAGGCAGGAGGGACGGTCAAGCTCCAGATTGATGTAGAGCACCTTTCCCTGTGCGCAGGAGAAACGGCCAAGCCACGTCTTACCCTCGGCGATAGCGATGCACAGCTCAATGAGAGCGAAACTCTTGCCTGCCTTGGAGGGACCCGCCAGCAGCATCTTGTGGCCCTGACGCAGCACGCCGGAGATGAGGGCATCGGCCAGCGGGGGCAGGTCGTCCCAGTCATCGGCCAGACATTCTGTATCGGGCAGATCGTCGGTGCAGGCCTCCACCCAGTCACACCAGTCCTCCCAGCAGCTTTTGCCGATGTTCGTTTCAAGCAGGGCTTGCTTTTGTCCTGCCCGCAGGATGCCGGGCATCCGGGAGAGTCGGGAAGGGTTGCGGTTCTGCTGGTCGAGGGTCAGGCCGTTCTTCTGGCAGGTGGCGTAGAGGTAATCGACCCGCTTGCGGTATTCGGCATAGTCCGGAGCGTTGACCCGGACGATGGCGTGGACGCTCTTGCCGCCGGAATAGACCAGCGCAGCGCAGGGCAGCTCCATCTGGTGGATGGCGGCCAGCTGCTTGCCCGGCTCCATGTTGTCACATTCCACGAGAGCATAGCGGAAGCTGGTGATGTTGGCATCCTTCCGGCCTGCGCCGTCCACCGGGTTGAAGCAGATCCACGCACCAACATCAGGGTCACAGTCCCCCATGACCTTGCCGACATCTCCGCCGCAGGCGTCCAGCTCCTCGATGAGCTGCCCGGCAGTTCTGTCCCAGCAGCCTTTCGCCGGGCGTCGGCGGTCGGCGGCCATGAAGCTCTCGGTGACATAGGCCACATACTCGTCCGGCTCGAAGAGGGCCTGCAGGTAGCGTTTGAGCTGCTGGGCAGGCTCCCATGTGTCGGGGAGGTGAAGTTCTTGCTCTTCGACCCAGCGGGGGTCTACCAGTGCGGGCTGCTGCGGACCGACGGTCAGCTCATCGCTCCAGTCCAGCGCATGGCCTGCAGGGCCGGACCAGCCGTGCTCATAGGCCAGCTGGAAGATGCTGCTCTGGGTGACGGGCTTCGAGCTGCCGTGGAAACTCTCCCATTTTTTGACGCACTCGCCCTTGTGATACCGCCCGCCGTCCCGGGCGCTCCACTGCTCCCACGCTGTGACAGGCAGACCGGCTTCTTTCAGGCCCATGCCCACCATGAGCCATTCTTCATAGGTCAGGGCGGACGGGGAAATAAAGTCCAGCGCTTCTTTGATGTCATTTTCATGTTCCATTCGCGTTACCATATGAACATATCATCTGCGGCAATCGGTTCGGCAGATGGAGTGTACGTTTTAGGATCGACGCCCTTTGGCGCACTCCGCCAGCCTCCCGCAGCGATACGGTCTATCATGTGGCGTGCCGCCTCGAAACTCCATGTGCCGACGTGCTGGAAGCCGTATTTCTCCAAGCAGCGGATCTGCTTCGGAGTGGTCAAGCCTTCATCTCGGCGCTTGTGGAGGCGGTCGAGCAGAAGAGAGGCTTTGCCAGCCG